CCAAGACCGGTACCGCAACCGAAACCGCAGCCAGCACCAAAGCCACAGCCAAAGCCGAAACCGCAGCCGAAGCCAAATCCGGCTCCGACGTCAAAGGTAATCCGGCTTGACACGATGGATGACGCACAGCTTACGGCTTTTGTCGGAAAGGCGATGAGGGCTAAAATCCCGCCCGGTTTTCATGATGACATTACGCAGCGGATGATTTTGGCTGCACAATGGAACGGTAAGCCAAATGTTGTGGCGGCATCCCAAGCGGAAGCCGATGCAAAGAGGCGCGGGGCTGTCGTGATTTACCGCACGGTAAACTATAACGGACGTCTCCGCACGTCTGCCGATAAGGTTGCGGATGACTTCCGATCTGGAGACGCATTCAATACGGGAGGACATGGCGGTCAAATGTATGGCGGCGGCGCGTACTTCTCGAGTAGCCTGAGAGGGTCGAAGGCATACGGCAGTAGGTATAGTGGAGGCCCGCCCCACACGATAGGCGGCGTCCTGAACGCGAAGGCGAATGTGGTCGACATGACCGACCTTTATGGGGCGATGGGTAAGAACTGGATCAAACAGCATCCGGCGGCTGCCAAGAAACTGGGCTTCTACAAAGACAGCTATGGACGGATAAGGTCAAAACACAGCATGGGGTCATATACGGCAATGGCGATGGCGATGGGCTACAATGTCGTAAGAAATAAAGTCCGTTCCACCGAGTCGTATTACACCGTTCTTGACCGAAGCGTGGTGACCACCAGCTCGAAAGACTACTATTCCGCAAGCAAAGGTATGAGATAAAAGGAGGAGCGGCATTATGAAGAAAACTGAACAGCCTTGGAAGGGCATTATGACGAAAGAGGACTACGACACTTTCACCAAGAAAATGACTCCCGCCATGAAAAAGGACTTTGACAAGGGACTCGCCAGCGGCGACACGAACACTTTGATGGACTTGGGAGCGAGAGGGCTGTATGAGCCCAACAACAAGAAATCGCGAGGCAAAATCAAGAAGAACTTTTCGATTTGATGATCTAAACGGAAAGCCTGCACGGGGCAAAAGTTCCCGGCAGGCTTTTCGTTTGCCCATTTTCAGGTGAGATTCTATGCGTAAACCGAAATACAAGCCGACGCGCTTTATGGCAAAAGGCTCGCATTACGACAAGGCTGCGGCGGATTTTGCTGTGCGCTTTGTCGAGAGCCTGAAGCACACAAAAGGCAGATGGCACGGCGTGAATTTCGAGCTTATTGGCTGGCAGGAGCAGATCATCCGAGACATCTTCGGCGTTGTGAAGAAAAACGGATACCGCCAGTTCAACACAGCCTATGTGGAAATTCCGAAGAAGCAAGGCAAGAGTGAACTTGCAGCTGCTGTCGCGCTTCTCCTGACGTGCGGGGACGGCGAGGAACGAGCCGAGGTCTACGGCTGCGCGGCTGACAGGCAGCAGGCGTCCATCGTTTTCGAGGTCGCTGCCGACATGGTTAGGATGTGTCCGGCTCTGAACAAGCGCGTGAAAATCCTCGCATCCCAAAAGCGGATGGTGTTCGCGCCGACGAACAGCTTTTATCAGGTGCTTTCCGCCGAGGCGTATTCCAAGCACGGCTTCAATATCCACGGCGTGGTGTTCGACGAGCTTCATGCCCAGCCAAACAGAAAACTCTTCGACGTCATGACGAAGGGCTCCGGCGACGCTCGGATGCAGCCGCTGTATTTCCTCATTACCACGGCGGGCAATGACGTCAACTCCATCTGCTACGAGATACACCAAAAAGCAAAGGATATCCTTGAAGGCCGCAAGATTGACCCGACGTTCTATCCCGTGATCTACGGCGCGGATGAGGGCGAGGATTGGACAGACCCTGCGGTCTGGCAGAAAGCGAATCCGAGCCTCGGCATCACGGTCAACATCGACAAGGTGCAGGACGCCTGCAACAGCGCGATGCAAAACCCTGCGGAGGAAAACGCCTTTCGTCAGCTCCGGCTGAACCAATGGGTGAAGCAGGCCGTCCGCTGGATGCCGATGGAAAAGTGGAACGCCTGCGCATTTTCTGTGGACGAAAAAGCGCTGGAAGGGCGCGTCTGCTACGGCGGACTCGACCTATCCAGCACTACGGATATTACGGCATTTGTTCTTGTGTTCCCTCCAAGAACGGAGGATGAGAAGTACGTCATTCTGCCCTATTTCTGGCTCCCGGAGGACAACATCGAGCTTCGCGTGAACCGCGACCATGTGCCTTATGACGTTTGGAAGAAGCAGGGGCTTTTCAATACCACGGAGGGAAACGTCATCCATTACGCTTTCGTCGAGCGGTTCATTCAGCAGCTTGGCGAGAAGTACAACATCCGCGAGATAGCCTTTGACCGCTGGGGCGCGACGCAGATGGCGCAGAACCTCGACAACGACGGATTCACCGTCGTGCAGTTCGGGCAGGGCATGGCGAGCATGAGCCCGCCTACGAAGGAACTGATGAACCTCGTCCTCGAGAAGCGCATTGCTCATGGAGGGAATCCGGTGTTGGCGTGGATGGTCGATAATCTGACCGTGGTGCAGGATGACGCGGGGAACATCAAGCCGTCCAAATCCAAGAGCACGGAAAAGATTGACGGCGCGGTAGCCATGATCATGGCGCTCGACCGGGCAATCAAGAAGGGCGCGGAGGACGGAGGTAGCGTCTACGACACGCGGGGATTTTATGTGTTTTGAGTGGGATGACCCGTTATGCCTCGTTCGACGAATGGCTGTCAGCCAATTCAGCAAGACGCTCAAATGCAATGACAAACCAATCATAATCCTTATCCGTCATCGAAGACATTGCCCAGTGATTCCAATAACGCCATTCAGAATAAATAAGATTCCCCAGCGTTTGCAGGTCAATCTTATCGAGGATTTTCACGAGTCCTTCGCACTCATTGAATGCTTCATCGGGGAACATATTACTTGCTGATTCTTCGCAGTCCATGACAAAGCCTAAATCAGACAGTCCTTCTCCGACATACGCTATATTTTCAAAGAAATCGTAGGGAATCGATTTATGGTTTTTGTACATCTGCGCCCATATCAGCGCGAACCTTCGGATTTTTTGCGTGCTCGCCAACGGGACGTACTTTACCCCTGACATGGGCGGTCGTTCAATGGTAATTCTGTCGCCGTCAAAAGAGAGCGTAACATCCCGCTCTTCTTTGGTTATTCCCATGTGAACAACCCATTCTTTCGGCAATGTAACCATCAAGCGGTATGGCGAGTTTGTGTCCTTGCGTCCCTTGAATATTTTGGTTTCTGTCTGTTCCATCGCACAATCCTCATTTTGTTATTTCGCGAAATCCTTCTAAGCCAATTATATCACCAAAGGAGCGTGATTTCATGGGATTCTTCTCCAGATTCTTTCGGTCGCGGGACAAGCCGAAGAACTACCTCGGCGGGCTGTCTTTCCTCTTCGGAGATACGACAGCGGGGCAGACGGTCAATGAAAAGACCAGCATGCAGCTTACTGCGGTGTATGCGTGCGTGCGTGTCCTCGCGGAGTCCATCGCGGGGCTTCCCGTGCATATCTACCGGAACAACGGGAAAGGCAAGGAGCGCGTGACAGACCATCCGCTTTGCCGGATTCTGCATGATGAGCCAAACCCCGACATGACGTCCTTCGTCTTCCGGGAGACGATGATGAGCCACCTCCTGCTGTGGGGAAACGCCTATGCGCAGATTCTCAAGGCAAGAGGCGGTCAGGTGATTGGGCTTTTCCCGCTCCTGCCGGACAAGATAAAGGTCGACCGCGATCCGAAGACGAAGAAGCTGGTCTATACATACACGAAGAGCGATGACCAGAACCCGAATTTCAAGGGAGCGTCCCAGATCGAACTGAAGCAGGAACAGGTTTTGCATATTCCGGGGCTGTCCTTCGACGGGCTGGTGGGCTATTCGCCCATCGCCCTGGCTAAGAACACCGTGGGCATGGCGCTGGCCTGCGACGAGTACGGCGCAAAGTTCTTTGAGAACGGCGCGAGGCCGGGCGGCATCCTGAAACATCCGGGTGTCTTGAAAGACCCCGCAAAGGTTCGCGAGAACTGGCAGGCCGTTTACGGCGGCGCAGGGAACACGGGACGCGTGGCGGTTTTGGAAGAGGGAATGGAGTACCAGCCTTTGTCATTGCCGCCGGAAGAAGCGCAGTTCCTGCAGACGAGGAAGTTCCAGATCGAGGAAATCGCGAGGCTCTTCCGAATCCCGCCTCATATGCTGGGCGACCTTGACCGGGCGACCTTCGCGAACATCGAGCAGCAGTCCCTGGAGTTCGTGAAATACACGTTGAATCCTTGGGTAATCCGCTGGGAGCAGGCGCTCCAAAAGGCGCTCCTGTCGGACAAGGAGAAGGACGAGTATTTCATCAAGTTCAATGTGGACGGGCTTCTCCGGGGCGATTACGCAAGCCGGATGCAGGGCTACTCCATAGGGCGGCAGAACGGCTGGCTCTCGGTTAACGACATCCGGGAACTGGAGGATATGAACCCGTTGCCGGAAGGCGAGGGCGGGGAACTCTACCTCGTCAACGGCAACATGACGAAACTGAAGGACGCTGGGATTTTTGCGATCCCGGCAGGAAACGGAGGAGTGATAACCAATGCGTAAGTTTTGGAACTGGGCGCGGGACGCCGACACGGGCATCCGCGTCCTCACGATGAGAGGACCCATCTCCGACGAGACGTGGTTCGGGGACGAGGTCACGCCGGGTGTATTCCGGGCGGAGCTCAACGAGGGCAGCGGGCCCGTGGCCGCATGGATTGACAGTCCGGGCGGCGACGTATTCGCGGCGGCGCAGATTTACAATATGCTGCGCGATTACAAGGACGAGGTCAACGTGCATATCGACAGCCTTGCGGCATCGGCGGCTTCGGTCATCGCTATGGCGGGAAAGACCGTTGAGATTTCCCCGACAGGCTACCTCATGATCCACAACGTGCGTCCAGATAGGGCGCTTTCGATAGCAGGCTAATGGTACCTGCTCCCCTCAGTTACGGGGAAGTCAGCCCGCCTAACCGAAAGGCGAAAGCCGACACGGGAACATAGCACGGTGGGAAAGCGGTAAGTTGCCAAAGATTCCAAGGCACGACTGAACCGCAATGACAAGAGGATACGAGGATGAACTTGTAGTAGTGAATGCGAGATTCAGTGTCCATTATCATTGGGATGGGAAAAGGAATCTAATATCCCATGGGCAGTGCCCGTCGATAGGGTTGTGGTCGGCGCGGGTAACTGCGATACTGCCCCACAAGCTGGAGAACCAGCCGAAAGGTCTAAAGCACATCCGACAATCCTCAAACCAAGCGGAAGCGTTAACTGGAGATTGCCTAAGTCAGAATGCTTGCAAAGCTATGTACAAAGGTACTGAATATCTGATATGGCAACGGAGTCCCCGTAGTAGTCAGAGATGGGAACGCCCATTATATGGCGAAGGGGGACAGTTCTGACGATTCAAAATAGGAAGATGGCAGGGCGGGGAATCCTCAATGAATCCGAC